GCAAAACGTTTCACAAAATATGTTTTTTGATTTTCTTCTTCTGATGAGGAATAAGCAATCCTAAATCCGGAATTTGGAAGTACACCTGCCAAAACTCCAGATACAGCGGCGGTTATGTCAACATTTAAATCCTCTTCACCCGTGGAGAAAAATTGTGATGTTTGAAATAAACCTGAAAAATAATCGCAACTTGTTCCTGGATTTCCTGATGACGCACAACCTGAAAGTATCCATTTAATATCGCCGTTATCATAAGATGCAGTTAGGAAATTTGCAACATCTAAGTCTGAATATCCGACAACATCACGTCCTTCACCTTCATCAAAAGATTTCGAAAGTGGATTGACGATTAAGGTGTATTTGTTTGGTGTAGGTTGTCCACCGTATACATCAGATAATTGTAATTTTGCCCAAAAGCTTGAATGTGTAATATCAATTTTACCAGTGGTATATAGATCATTAATTGCACTCATGTCAAAGTGTAATAACAATCTTGATAATTCAAGATTGGGTGTGCTTCCACTAAGAGTTGCACCATACAATTTAAAAAGATCTAATGAACCCGCTCTTCCCACGTTGGAATTGTAAGAACTGGAGTTTTTTATCACACGATTTGTGATGTATGTGTCCTTATCTGCTTTTAGTATTTTATACATCAGATCGCCCTTCCAATGATATCGACTTCCGGATAACGAATTTCAAATATCCCGCCAGGAGGTGGGATTATAACATTCTTTCTTGTGTTTGATGAAACGTCAAACGTAGAGTCGCTATAGGTTCTATTATTAATTACGCCATTGACGTTTTTAAATTCAACCCTATCAACCGAAACAACTCCAGAGACAGTGAATATTGCATTAACCACATCAGATATTATGATGGGTTGATCAATATGAAATTGTGATACGTTGAAAGTGTTTTGCAATTTTGTTAATATTTGTTGCAAAATTGTGTTTCTATTTAGTGCAGGATCTACCATTATTTCAAATTGTAATGATAAATTGATAACTCTTGCATCAAGAACGTCAATCGCATCAGATATCAACCTGTAGGGTTTCAAATATTTTTGTAGATTTTGTTTTAATGTGTCAGGAGAAATTATCAATTTTTGTTCAGAGTTTCTAGAAATTATGAATAACTGACTGGCTAGTGGATTATTTGGATTAGAGCGCACTGCAGCTCTAAAAACCCTTCCAAAATTAGAAGGAATTGAATAGACTCGAGCTAATAAGTCTTCCTTGGATACAATTCTTTCTTGTGAATTTCTAATTGAAGGTATCAATGCTTTTAGATCATTAACTGTTGGAGCATCTTCTCCTCCTGATACCTGTATTGGATTAGTAACTTCAGTTGAGCTTCTAACGTTGGCCGCAACGGTTAGTGTAGGATTACCAGGAAAAAACATTCTTAATGTTTGAATGTTTCTTATTGCATTAGTGGGTACATTGTGACTTAATCCTCCCCCATATCTGTAAGATATCGTAAGAGTTGTGTTGACCGCAGCAACACCCAATGTTTTTGTTTGCAATAATTGTTGAGGATTGACAGAAATTCTAGAAAATGTTTTCTTATAAGGAAAAGATATTGCAAAATCTGAAGGGTCGGGTATTATATCATCTTCCAACGTATCTGCAGATCCACCACCAAATGTTAGTACTGTTCTTCTACTTGCAAGATCAACATTTTGAAGGTAACGATATGGTGCAGGTATTAGTTTGATTGAATCAGGCACAAGATCATTGTCTTTTGCTGTATTCATAACGTTTTTATAAACAACGTCATCAGTAAGAGAACTAACTTGATAATATATGTTTCCATATCCATCAGTTACTGATGTAATTTCTGAAACGTTTGGATTGGTCAATGTAATTTCACGGAATGGGATAAAAGCGCTTCCAATACTAAATGTATCTGTTGCCTCTTTTCCTGAAATGCATAATCCGTTTGTGGACATGATGAACGTTCTAGGAGTTCCATCAGATTGTCTTAGACCAACTTTTAATGAAGCAACGTAGGTTCCATCTGATTTCTTTTTATTGAAATCAACATCTTCTAATAGAATAAATGTAATTCCATTATCGGCGGAAAATATACTTCCCGCTTGTACTACAGGAATAGCACTAACTTGTGGAATGGTAACATTATCACTGGTTACTGCGGGTACTTGAATGTAAATACTAACGCTAGCAATTGCCGGTGATGCTCCAGTGATAGGCACCCCTGCAGTTCTTAAATGTCTTTGAATATTAGGTGTTTCTATTGCGGTTTCTGGATTTAGTTCGCCGTATTGATGATCCAGGTAGAACGACATATTGTCGCCTACGTATGACGCCATATCAAGGAAAAGACCACCCAGAGATGCTTCAGAAAAATCTCGTAATCTGTCTGGGTAATATAGCCTTGCATATTCTAAAATTTGCGCACGTAATGAATCGAAATCCTTCGCAAGGTATTTACGTTGTCTTACCGGTACAATGTCATCACGTTTCAGCGCCATACTTCACCACTTTTTGTAAGTATCGTAACCAATGCATTGATGCTATTTTACATAGCGTAAAGATTGATCTCTAGTAATTTGTTTGAAACACCTAACGTTGGAACATTATACGTAATTCTAATGTCAATCTTAGCAAGAAACCTATTATTACTACGATCAACTGTTGAAACGTAATTTTCTAAAGAGACAAAAGGCATCCATCTTGAAACAGCGGTGCTTATTCTTTCAATTGCCGCATTATCAAAATCATCTTGTGACACAAATTCAGTCACTAATGGCGTTAGATTTGCACCAAAATTGTATAATCCTAAGCGCTCACCCCAATTTGTAAGAAGTAAATTTTTAAGATTATCCTGAACTGTATCACCTAATGAATCATACGTTGCAAGGATTTCTCCTTCTCCGTAATTTAATTTTAATGGTGTCTTGATACCAATAGGCGTTTTAGTCGATTCAATCTTTTCGACTAACCTTTGTTCCTGTGTTTTTCCAACGCTTTTAAAACTATAACTTCCCACAGTGTAAATACACTTTCAACGTTAGATTAGGCCTATCATGTGTACGTAAACGCAAATTACGTTTGAGTGCCGGCGTTTATTTGTTGAGATTGGGCTTGTTGTTTTGCTTTGATTTCTTCAATCTCTTTTTTGAGATTTCCGATTTCAATTTTTGTTGTTTCAAATCCATTTTTTATTGAATCTATAATTGCTTGAAATATCACCTCAAGATCTTTCGGTTGATCAACTTTCATTTTTGGTATGATGTTGATAACTTGTTGAATTACAGCGTTTAAATCTTGTGTTGCCATACGTTTATTTTACAAAAACCTTATCACTACCGCTAGTAATTTTTCCTGTGACTATTGAGGGTACTGGTGGTGTTGGTACCGGTGGTGTGAATGGTATTGGAGCCTTTGAGTTAACTGCTGCAGTAATGCCTACCATCCAACTTATAAAAGCCTGATCAGACGAATTATCAACTTGAATTTCATCTGTTTTTCTTGCACACTCAAGCGATGCTGAATCACTACCGAGTTTGACGATTCCTTTTGGATTCACTGTCACGTCGCCTTCGGCATCCATTGTTATGTTTCCAGTATTGTCTATTTTTATAGTTGTATTTTTTACTTTTATGGTTAGATCGCCAGTAGATTTAGCGACTATAGTCGTGACGTCCTGACCATTATCATCTTTTACTAGGATTTGAGCGTCTTTCCTACCAATAATCCTAATCTTATCAGACTTCATCAAAATAGAGGCATCGCCGTTTTCGGAGTCAGCGACCTCAAAGTTTTTATTTATTTCATTGATTTTAAGGTTTGTATCTAATTTTGTTCTCTGAGAGACAAGGACCCTGCTTTTGTCGTTTATCCAATCAGGATCACCTTCATTTGGATTTAATTCTAAATTACTTTTTCCTATTTCTTTATGAAAAGGATGACCATCTAAAGTCTTGGAAACAACTTCATTTCCCGCAGTGACTTTGGTCTGACCTCGACCTGTAACTATGTCAATTGTTCCGGCATTTGTTTCCATATCTGATGGTAATTTGTTAGGTGTTTTTCCTTTACCGTCAGAGGATTTTACGTTATTTGCATAAGGACCAGTCCTGTCAGTTCCTAACACAATAAGAGCATTATTGCTTCCTTCTAATACAATGTCACCAGGTCTTTTTCTAAACCTGGGTATTGCTTCATATACCATAGTTTTTGAGGCGTCTGAATCTGATAATAATTTTTCATAAAATCTTTCATCAGACGTATCGACCGCAGAAGTCTGAGCAATCGTATATTCTTCTCCGTCAATTTCACCAGTGCTACCTGGTCTAAACGTGTAATTGGGGGTCGCGTTGCCAGATCCTAGTTTTATTGTTCCTGGAAAGAAAGATTCGAATCCTGCTCTTGGCGGATGGGTGTGATTTACGTCATCGACATATGAATATTCTGTGATTTTGCAGAACCAATAACCTAAACCAGTGTCATTTTCAGATTCAAACATCACCCAAACGTGTTCACCTGGTTTGCATGGTAAAGCAAGGTGTGATGGGAAAAAAGGAAAAAGAAACATGGGTTGCTCATATTCCGATCCAGAATTTATTCTCAACCCTACTATCGTATTTCTGGGTAATTTAGTTGCGTAAGTTAGATTGGTTACGCCAATTGATTCCCAATACGCTAATTTTTCCTTTGCTTCTTCAGATGATGAATTGAATAGCAATTGACTGTCTGATACTACATCAATAACGACATACCGATGAAACAGTTTAGTTTCATTAACATAACCATAATGTTGTCTTGAACGATCACTTAATATACGTTCAGCGTTACCATCTGCGTAATGTTTAGCAAAATCAGCGTTTTGAAATTTTGAAGTCATAATATTGATTATACGTACACACTTTTTATAGTGTGTTATCTATTTTTATTGATTCTTTCAAACATTTCATCAGGATCAATTTCATCATCTTTTCTTTCTGCTTTGGCGATCAATTCTGCTAATTTGATGAGTTGTTCGTTCGCTTTGCTCATTCTTTCAATGTACGTAGCAATTGTTTTTCCATGAACCGCATGTTCAGAACTTTTATCCTGAACAATTTTTACCAATCTAACAAACATTGCATAAGAATTTTGTCGATCAGAAATTGCATTTTCATAGATTTCCATCCACAATTTGCGCTTTTTATCGTTCAAAGATTCTATTTGATTTAAAAGACCGCTGAAGTCTTTAATTCTTTCTTCAACTGTCCTTTCATTAATTCCTACTGTATCTTGTAAATCATCTGACATAATTTTCTCAAATAAAAAAATCGTATTCTGGGGAATCTACTTTTAGTTTTTTGTAGTGTTTTTTCAACATTTGCATTGTCGTAGTTAATTGTTTTGGACTTAGTCCTGACAATTCACGC